TCACGTTCAAACGTATCACGAGATATATAGTCTTTAGCCATCTCTTCTCTTGTACGGTTGATAAGAATATCAATACGTTTCAGTTCTACTGTATTAGAACGAATAGCATACAGCACTGGTCCGACTACTAGAGTCAGAATACCATTCCAAACCATGTAGCTAGAAAGCTCCATTAACTTCCGATAGTTTTTTGAACGCTTGTAGGTGTAATCATTTCAGCTATTTGTGCATCTAGACTAGCTTTTTTAGCCGTTACTTCATCAGCACCTATAGCAGCTTCAACCCATCCTTGTACGTCAGAATTAGAAACACTTGCAAAAGCTTTAAAGTTTGAAAGATCTGAAGTATCTAATGTTTGTGTACTATAAGTACTGGCTGACCAAAAAGCACCAGAACTGTCTTTGTTGGTATCGTCAGTAGCTGTAAGTCTCCAATGAACATTATAGATGACATCACTTTTGCTGTCCTTAGTTGGGTATGTATCTACTGTAGAAACATCCCAAGTATATCCTATTGCCATTTTATTTTTCCTTTTTTAGTTTATTTATTTGTTGTTTGAGTTCTTCAATCTGTTCTTGCTGTTCTTGCACTGCTTTAATCAGTGGTGTGACGAGTTTGCTGTAGTCCATTTGATAATAATCATTTTCTTCACCCTTGCTTACGCACTCTGGCATCACTTCTAAAACTTCTTGTGCAATCATTCCTTGAGCAGATTTTCCAGAACTTTTCCAGTTAAATGAAACAGGGTTTAATTTTTTTATTACCTCGAGTCCTTTTGCCTCACCAGTCACATCTTTTAATCTGCCATCTGATGAGGTGTTAAATGCTGTTGCATCATCGGAAACAGACACCGAGCCAACAATCGTGCCATCATACATGAAATATTGTATATATCCTTCTGAGGTCCATCTGTTTAAGTAAAGAGAAGCCGCGCTTGCTCGTCTATGAACGCAATAACCATCTTTGTCAATGTAATGACCTAACACATTGGCATCATGTCCATTGTTGGTTGTTCCAATAAGTAAACCACCAGAGTTGACTCTCATTATTTCAGCACCAGCAGCGCCAATATTTAAATTGTCACCAGAATGATCGTATTGTAAATATCCACGATAAGAACCTGAATCATCAGTTGCAGCATCGGCAAAACCTAATTTTCCTTTACTAGCATTCCCTGAGAATATTGCCATTCCTTCATCACCTGAACCTGAACCTACAATAAATGGTTCAACGGATGAATGAAAACCTGTTGAATTGTTTCCAATATGTACTGAATCATTTCCACCATCTACAAACAAAGCGTGAGTTAAACCGTTGCTCTCAACTCTTAAATCTATATTTGCACTGCTATCATTAAATACGGTTTCGCTGAAGTTCATATACATTCTAACACTTTCTGATCCATCAACCATTGTCGTAATAAAATAACGACCATCTTCTGTTCCATCTGTAATATCGTATGTTTCAGCATAAGTTTTAGCATAGCTTATAGTTTCACCTGCACTATTCTCGCCATCAAATCTAATCTGCCCAAGCATATCTCCATCAGCAGGACTAGAAGAATTTCTATATAATGAGAGATTCGGTCCTTTATTTGCATCAGCATCAGTAGATGTAAGCATAAGTGTATCTAGGTTATCACCAGTTGAAATTTCTACTTTAGCTGCTGGGCTTGCGCTTCCAATTCCAACATTTCCAGAACCATCAATAACTAATCTGTCATCTGTTTCAGCCGTTCTAAACGACATAACATCATTAGACTGGTTATAAGAAATCAACCCTTCAATCGTTGTATCTTCACCATCATTGAAAGCTATATATCCTGTGCTTGAAGCACCTGTTGAAATAGTCATACCGCCATTTCCAGAATCTCTAATGACAAAATTATTTGTGTTTGAGTTGTATGAACCCGGACTTGTAGTTCCGCTTCCTATTAACCCAGCGCCTGTAACTACAAATAAATTACCAGCACCATCTCCAATTGCATTATTCAGCTCTAAAGCATTACCACTACCTGATCCTTGTGAAACTGTTAAGCCAGCTATTGTAGATGAGTTTTCGTGTATGACTAATCTTCCATGAGCATTGGTTGAGTTTATTGAAACTCTTCCATTATCGTGTATTCTCATTGCTTCATTTGAGCCATCATGATAAAAAAGCAAATTTTCATTATTGGTGCTTATTGCTGAAGTAGTGCCATTGGTTGAATCACCAAGAGTTAAATTTTTTGTTGTTGCTGCAACTGACGAGTAGATTGTATTTCTTACATCTAAGCCATATGCAGGACTTGTGGTTCCAATTCCAACTTTATTATTAAAGTAGGCACTCCCTGCATCTGACATATCAAGGGTAAGAGCAGTTATTTCAGTTCCATCATCGTTTCCTCGCAAGATTAAATCTTTATCACTAACCAATGATTGTAAAACTAAATTGCTACTATCTTCTTTAAACTGTCCATACATAAGACTGCCATCATAGAATCTAATTTCTCCGTTATCGTCAGCACTCAGATCAATTCTTCCTGCAGCATCTATTGTTAAATCTCCACTTGATAGGTCTATTTCAGTTCCGTCTATAGTGATGTTATCTACAACTACTCCTGCGTTTGAAACGATACCATTATTGAATGTAGCTTTACCTGCATCCGACATATCTAAAGTAAGAGCTGTAATTGTTGACCCACCATCATTTCCTCTAAATACTAAATCTGCATCTGATACAGCAGTTTGTATTCTTAAATTGTTACTTGAATTAGAAAAACGACCTATTTCTGTTCCTGATTGCTTTATAATAATTGCTCCATCAGCATCTAAATTAATAGAATCTTCGGCATCAATAGTAAACTCACCACCATCAGAAATAGTAGAACCATTAATAGTAATATCGTCAACTGTAAGAGTTGTTAAAGTTCCTAAACTTGTAATATTTGTCTGAGCTGCAGTGCTTAGTGTTCCTGCTAGTTCTCCTGAAGAACCATAGATAACAGCCTTACTATTTACTACTGTATTAGCTGATGAACCGTCTAATAAATTTAATTCTGCAGGTGTTGAACTAATTTGAGTTGTTGTAGCGGCTGCCAAGACTGGAATATATCCACCTTGATTAACTAAGTATTGTGTATGATCACTTGTAGGATCTACGATACTAAGTGTTGTTTCGTTTGCGTCTGCTGTAGCACCTTCAAATACAATAGCGTTTGAAGCCTGCATAGTAACTGTATCTGCTGTAGTGGTTGTACCTGCTACAGTTAGTTTAGGAACTAATAGTTCTCCTGTACTTGGATTGTATCTTAAAGCTCCTGTATCGTCTAATAGTGCATTAGACTCGTCATGAAAGACTACAGGGAAATTAGTGTTTGCTGTGCTGTCTGATACTGTAACTGTAGAAGCCAATGTTGCATTTGATACTGTTGTTCCTGCAATAACACTTGCTAAAGCTGTACCACCAACAGTAATTGCATCTGCTTCAAGCGTACCGTCTATGTCAGCATCACCTGATACATCTAAAGTAGTTAAATCAAGTTCTCCTGCAATAGTAACATTCCCATCGGCTAATGTTATTAGATCAGTATCTGATGTATGCCCTATAGTTGTGCCGTTTATAATTACATTATCAACTGTAAGAGTTGTAAGCGTTCCAAGACTTGTAATGTTTGATTGTGCTGCTCCTGTTACTGTAGCTGCTGTACCACTTGTGTTACCTGTTACATTACCTGTTATATTACCTGTAAATGTTGCAGTAACTCCTGTAGTAGTCAACATTCCTGTACTAGGATTGTATGTTAAACCTGTATCAGACTCTGCTCCTTGTGATCCTGTAGCTCCATCTACAAATATAGGATATACAGTTTCGTCTGTGCTGTTATTTGCAGAGACTGTAATGTTATCTGCTGTTCCTGTAGTATCTTGGTTAAGAGTACCAACTGTAAAATCAAGAGTATTATCTCCGTCTTCGTAAGCTACAGTTATTCCTGACTCAGTATTAGAGCTTACCATAGCTCCAACAGTATCGGCTATATATTCATTTAATGCAGTTCCGTCTACTGTATATGCATCGGCTTCTAAAGTTCCGTCAATATCAGCATTTCCACTAATATCTAATGTAGCAGCATCTAGTTCTCCACTAATTGTTATGTTTCTACCACCACTAATGTCTTTGTTAGCGTCTGTTATAATAGCTTTACTGGCTATAACAGTTCCGTTTGTTATTCCGTCTATAAGATTAATATCGGTTGCACTTGCAGTTACTCCGTCAAGTATGTTAAGTTCTGCTGCTGTAGATGTTACTCCATCTAATATATTTAATTCGGCTGCAGTACTTGTAACTGTTGTACCATTTATAGATAATGCATCTGTTTCTAATGTTCCATCAATATCTACATTACCTGATATATCTAATGATGCTGCTGTTAATGCTCCTTCAATAGTTAAGCCACCTGAGCTTGGATTATAAATTAATGCTGTATCTACTTCTATTCCTTGTGTTCCTGTTGATCCATCAACAAATGTAATATAATGCGTTGCATTTTCAGAGTTTTGAGTTGAAACAGTAACAGATGTTGCTAAACTTGCTGTTCCTGTTAAATCTCCTGTTACATCTCCTGTTAAAGGTCCTGCAAAAGCATCAGAAGTAACTGTACCATCAAAGTAAGCATTTTTAAATTCTACAGAACTTGTGCCTAAGTCTATATTATTATCTGCTGAAGGTACTATGGCTCCGTCTGTAAATGTTACTTGGTTTTCTCCTGCTGCTGCAATAGTTATTACATCAGAACCTGAAAATGTTATGCTTGTGTTTGAATCTGCATCTCCTGCAATACTGTCTAGTTGAATACTGCCAACATTAGTAATTGCAGAATCGCTAAAGTCTATTGTACCTGTAACATCTAAGTTACCACCTACAGATACATTACCTGTAGTTGTTATTGAATCTATATAAGCATTTTTAAAATATAAAGAAGAAGTACCTAAATCTACATCACTATCTGTAACAGGAGCCAACACTCCATCAGATAGTCTGATTTGCTCTACTGCAGCACTAGAGACTTCTACATAAAAGCCCCAACGATTGTTTGTACTGTCTACAACAATCTTATTAAGAAAGTCTAAATCTCCAATAGTGTGTATATTACCGCCATGTCCTGCTGTACCATCGTGTCTGTGTCCAGTTGAACTAGCACTACTAGAACTGTATGTAAATGCGTTGACTAATTGATTGTATTCATTATTGAACAATGCAGCAGTAATGGTATCTCCATCACTAAAACTACTTTGTCTTGTATAACTTTGTGCCATCTTTTAATTTCTCCCTGAAGGTACGTAATCTATATATATTCCATTTATTGTGTAAGGACCATTTTGGTCATTGCTAAATAATCTAAAAAAAGCTGTGTTTCCACTTCCTTCTATTGTTTGTTTTACCATAGGTACAGAAGCTGCTCCAAACGTAACACTGTTAAAAATACCCGATCCAAATATTGCAGAAGAAGGTATGCTATCTAATGTATAAGTAGAAGGCTGTGGAGTATTTACATCATCATAATCATATACAACTTTTAAAGAAGGCTGTACATTTCCTTCTGGTTTTACTGAAAACTTAGCATATTTTAAAGTTTTTAATACTCCTAAATCTCCAAAATCTAAACTAGGTGTTTCATATTCTGCGTTTATGTTTGTTGCTGTGCCTGCTGGATTAAAATCACTTCCTGTGTCATGATTATAAACATATCCAGCATAATCACCATGATAAAATTTTTCTATTCCGTTATTATCAAATCCTGAAGTAAGTCCTGCACTAGCTTGTATTCCTTCTGTTTCAGACCATTCAAATCTTGATCCTCCTTCAGGTGTAATTCTTAGTGTACCTATAATTCCTTTAGAAACACTTGTAGCAGTTCCTGAAGAACCATAAAACAGTCTATATTGTGATTTTTTTCTAACTACACAGCTATTAATATTAAAAGAGCCAATATTAGAAGCAATGTCACTAATGATAGGTTGTATTTTTCTACTTAAAGATCCAAGCTCAACGTCACCAATTCTTGCTGTACCTGCTACTGTTCTTATTCCATCAGGAGCTAAAAACAACAACTGTCCGCCTATCTCTTGAATACTATCTCCATCCATACAACCAATATTTTGTGTTATGGGTTGAACTGCAATAGTAGACGAGTTATTTATATTTACTAATTTATAAATACTGTTTTTACAAAATATAATTAGATCATCACGAAAAGATTTTAATCCTACTACTTGATCATCTAACTTTATACTTCCAGAACCTGTACTTGTAAAATCATCTATATCATCAGTACCACTATAATATATAGTATTAGGTGCGGTTCCTGCTCCAGCTACAACTAAATGCCTATCGTGAATTACACAAAACTTAGGATAAGTACTTCCGTCTACTGTTATTTCTTTAGCATAAAAAGTTCTAGTGTTTAAATTTCCAGAACCAGTCATTTTAAAATAAAAAGGTTTAACTGCTGATCCTCTGTCAGTAACAATTAACTCACCATAATCTGTATCACCTTCATAAATTGTAAAATGAGATTGACCTTGTGAGGTTCTTGTTAATGTACTTCTACCTGTAAAAGTACTATAATTATCTCCGCTTCCTGATACGCTATCTCTATTTATTTGTAACCAACTATCTCCATCTTGACTAAAATATATGTTAGTTCCTGAAGTAGCAACTAATCCGTCAGCATATACTTGTAATCCTTTTATTGCATTAGTACTATTTGGTCTTGTTCCATCACCAAACTGAGAATATCCATTTATTCTTCTATAACCACCATTTGTAGAAACTTCAAAGTTTCTTAACTTTGTAGCTTCTCCGGGAGATCTAAGAAGTTCAAACTGACTAGATACTTTATTTAAACCGCCTTGACAGGCTAATGCAAAAGGTTGTGAACTCATATTATTGTTATTCTATCGTCTTTTATATATTTTGGTGCAGGACTTAACATATTAGACTTCATTTGTTTTAATCCTTTTTTATAATCATCTAGTGCAAAAACTGCCGCTTGCGAATCATCTTTAAACTGATGTATATAATATCTTGCCCTAGCTGTTAACACAGGAACGTATACATCAGGAAATACAAGAGTATCTCCGTGTGCGCTTAATGCTGTTGGTAAATCATAAGCAAAAAACCAAACCCTATAAACTTTTTTAGGTATTGGACTTACTCCAAATTTTCTACCATCTGGACTTCTAAAAACCACATTAGGTTCTCCCCAGTTTTGAGAATCTGCATCATCAATGTTTTCACCTTCTCTTCTAAAATCTTTCCAATCTTCTAGTGTAGCAAATCTTAAATTTCTGCTTACATAAGGAGTAGACTCTCCACTTACACCAATTGTTGTTAAATAAAAATCGTTCCAGTCTACTGCTCCATAGTCATTTACTAAAGAACTTGAGGACTCTTTTAATTCATACCATCTTGTTCCTGCAACAGTTTCAATATATGTATTGCCATAAAAAGGATCTGTTGATCCGCTTTCTCCTGTAGCAAGAAAAGACCAGCGAGGCTCTGACATAACAATATCGTTATATGCTCTAGATACACAGTCTTTTACGTGAGCCTGAACACCTACCGCATCTCCAAAGTTTGCAGAAGTTAAAACTACTTCGTTGGTTTCTCTTAGTAATTCGTTTGTAACTTGTAAATAAGTAGTTGCCATATTACTTCATAGTGTTTAAGCCAACTTTGGCATCACACTTTTTAACTTTATCTTTTATATCTTTATATTGAACAACTCCGCCTCCATAATACATCTTTCTATCTTGTGCTTTTTTAGCTGCTATTTTACCAGCTTTTGTATATGGATATTTTTTTCCGTCTACCATTGGCATTTTTATCTCCTCTTATCCTTTCTGTCTGTTATAGTTCTTTTGGGTTTTTCCAAAAATCCTGTCAAAATTCTTATTGTATGTTTTTCTTTCTTGGGCAGTCATTCTAGTACCTGCGCTTATTAATTTTCTATTGCCTCTCTTCTTATTCTTTAAGATAATAGGTCTTGCATCATTTCCTAGTTGTGGCATTTGTTTCCTCTTTTTTGAGCATGGGGAAGGAACTTATAATATGTCCTTCCCACATACCGTTTTATTGCTTTAATTAACGATTAGTCAATTGCATAGAAAGCAGATACTAAAGCTTCGCTACGAAGTACATCAGCGCCATAGACGTGAAGACCTCTAACGATGTCACCAAAACTGTCAGGATCACGAAGAACCTCAGTTTGTGTAATAGCTTGTGCAGTAGCGCAGGCAGAAATATGTCCAGCTATACATTTACCACTAGCTGTAGAAGCAGCAGCAATGTTATTAGACTTGTACATATCAAAACCACGCAGCTTTCCACTTGATACTAGTCCATTACGGATAGAACCTTGCCCTGCGTTGAAGTCAACAGACATTAATTTTGAACCAGATTGAGACAGTTGCTCGTACCAAGAAGGAGGAGCTACAAACCATCTACCTTCTTCAGGGATGTTTTGCTCGTCCAACAATCTAGCCATAAATGCCATTACATCAAGAGGATCAGTTCCAGTACCATCAGAACCAGTAAGGTCGATAGAGTTAGAACCGCCTTGATGTTGCCCCATTGTTTGAGTAGCAGCAGAAGCGTCTGCACCTAATACGTGATCAGGTGAAGAAGTTGAGACACCACTAAACAATTCAGCAATAACACCTTCATCAAAAGCATCTTTAAGAGCGTAAGCTGCAGAAGAGGATGCAACCTCTTTGAAGTTTACGTGAGACATAGATTTCTCAATGTCATCTACTTTGAATTTAAAAGCGTTAGCGACATCAACAGTAAGGGTTTCTTCCATGTCAGTAAGTTTGGTCTGAGTAACATCTGCACCTCTTTCATACTGATAAACAGTAATCTCAGGTTCTTTGATAATACGTACAGTATCTCCGTAAGCTGTAATCTCACCTGCATAATCAGTGTTAGTGATTGCTTCTGCTACTGAGGCTTTTCTAAAAAAGTTAAGTACCTTCTTGGAATAAACCTTAGGCATGAAGAATGCATTAGTTTGTCCAGTTACGGAGTTGCCAAAGTTACCATTAGTATCAGTCGATTGCTCGAATAAAGCGTCCGATTGATTATAAGCCATTTTAAGTCACCTTTAAATGTTAATAGTTATACTTTAACCACGAACCCTACCTTCTTCAAGAGCTTTATCGATCTCTGCTTCGAGCCGATCAAACTCATCCATAGGTAGTGCTGCGATTTCCTCTTGAGTCCAAATTTTAGGTTCTGCTGTAGCATCTATCGTTGTAGTCTTTGTAGATACCATGTCCGCAGCCTTTGAGCTTGAACTCTTAGACTTCTTACGAGTCTGTTTCTTCTGTGTAGAAGTAATACCCATGTCCTGTTTGTATAGGTCGATTGCTCGACTTGCTAAACGAACATTATCTGGGTTATTATAAACCCATGCTTGAATATCTTCTGGTTGTGCTTTTGCCCAGTCATGAAAATCATCACTGTCACGAAGCTCTGCAAAGTCAGGGTGTTTATTATACAACTCTTCTTCTGCTTCTTTTCGTAAGGCTGCTGCTTCTCTTTCTCGCATTGCTTGAACTTGAGATTCTAATTCTCTTGTTCTTGCATCACTTTGAAGATGTGAAACAGTTTCAACCACATCATAAACATCAGGATACTTAGATTTAAAATCTTCGAGTTCTTCAACAGTTTTTGGAGCTTTGTACTCAGGTCTGTTAGCAGACATAAGTTCTTGCTCTCGTTGTCTAAACTCGTTAAGCTTGCTATCGTAATGCTTCTTCAAGTCATCGTACCTTTTTTTATAGTTAGGCTGTGAATAAGGTTTAGTTTTTTTTACTGCTTCTTGTTCTTCTACTTGTTGGTCGCCTTTTTCAACTTTTTGAGTTTCTCTAGGTTCAACAAATAAACTGTCAGCAGACAAACCTGCTTTAGGCATAACATCCTCCGTATGCCATGATTTTCTCATGTTGTACGGATTAGGTACTGGTTCATTAGTTGCTTCTTCATTAGAAGCTACATTTTCATTATCAGTCATTTTTACTCTCCTTCCTTTGTGCTTACTCTACCAAGGTGGCTTATTCCAAGAACGTCTTCTAAATAAGTGCTTGCCTAAATAAGGTGGCATCAAAAGGTATTTTACTTTTTTAAAATGTAGAGTGCTGTTTGACTAGAACAGGTGGCTCTACGGTTAATTAACTGGCAAATAAACTTAGCCGAGGATCTAAAGATCTCATTGCTTCCTTATTTTTTTGTTGCATAGGCTCTTCCTCTACAAGTAAAGGTTGTTCTCTTTCAACAATAACAGAAGGAATTTTTTGAGTTTGTTCTTCTTGTTCCTCTTCTTTAGTTATTAATCCACCAGTTTGTTTCATTTGTCTACCAGCATCAGCTTCTTGTTCAGCCAGTGTCATCAACTCATTAAGAGTATCAGCACCGATTGCGTCCGTTGCTTTTGCTGTCATAACAAATTCTCCGTCCGATAACCTTGCAGGTATCGAATCAGAAATTCCTGTTCCCGGACCTTCAACTGGTCCAGAGCCTGAAAACTCAGATGCCGTTTCAACAACTTTATCAAAGATCATACTTAACTGATCGTCTTCGACTAGTTTTTCTGATAAGTATTGTTGTTCTTCTGGCTCTAAAGCTTCAGACATTATAAACTCTACGTAGTCTTCTTCCATCTCTTCGTCAGGAACCATGCCTTCTTGTGCAAAATCTTCTGCTTGGGCTTCTGCTATCATTTGATCATCAGGCATCATGTCTGCCATTTGTGCGTCTAGTTCTCCGCCTTCTTGTTTTTCAACTCTTTTATCTTTTTTAGCTTCTTCTCTTTTTTTATATTTTCTATAATCTTGTATTGCATCGACAAAACTTAATGCTCCCGATCTGTTAGGATCGTAACTAGGGTTCTGGTATTCTTCTCTTCCCTCTTTATCCATCCACTCAAAAAAATTTAATATTTCTTCTTCTTCTTCTTTTTCTGCGTCACCGCCTTCTGCTAACATCTGTCTATTTTGTCTGTGCGCTAAAGACATGTCTTGTGCATTAAGAATTTCCATGGGATCTATAGCAGGAGCATTATTATTTACTTCTAAATTAGCTTTTACTTTAGCCAGTAAATTTTGCATTACTTTTCTAAGAAACGTTGGTTGTTTGTCAATAAATTGCATATTATTCCTCTACTCTATTGAGTGCCTCCGCCACCTGCTCCTTCAAGCGCTCTAAGCGTACCAGCGAACTCACTTTCCCCTGACTGCGGAACATTTCCTGTTCCGATGTTGCCACCACCAGTGCCTGTAACTCCGAGGTCTTGAGGTCCTGCAGGTGTTCCTTCAGGGCTTCCCATAGGTGACGGTTGTTGACCAACGGCTTCAGCTTCTTCGCCAATGTTTTGTCCAGCATTTTGTAATCCTATAATTTGTGCTGCTATAGCTGCTTCTTCTTGATCGTTTAATACTTCGTCTGGATCAAGGTCAAGGCTATAGGCAAGTTCACTTATTAATTTAGAAATCTTGACGAATGGTGCGATTGCTGGGTTTTGTACAGTCTGTAAGAAAGTAGTGAGTCTTTGTGATCTTACTTCTTTCTGCATTAGGCTGTTAGTTCCAGTAGCGCTAACTTCTAAATCACCTTTAACATCTAAACTGCCCTCAAAGAACTGCATGTTCCATTGAAAATAAGCCTCTCCTAATGGCTTTAATAAAAAATCATCTAAGTTTTTAACAACTGTTTTAATGTTTAAACTTGCTGCCCCTAGTAGCATTGACATACCAGAAGCAGTTCTTGTCATACTTTGGACTCCTGTTTGTCCGTGCGAATAACTTGGAAGACCTGTTTGCTCATCTGCTAGTTGTCTAAAGCGGTCAAACATCATCATATTCTCATTCGCTGTGTTCGGAAACTTAAGTCCGTGTATTGCTTGTCCGGGCATTCCAGCTTGTCTACGGAATATCTTACCCGGATATATTTCCATTGACTGTCCGCCAACCAACGCAGACTCATCTACATCAAATACCAAAGATCCTGAAAGTGCAAGATTATCTATAGCCATACGTGCATGACCATTCATAATCTGCTGACTATCATCCATATTTTCTGCAATGCCTATACCAAAGAAGTTATAAGGATTGCGCTCATATGGGAATGCATGATATGGAAGTCTATGTGGTGTAAACGGATTAACAACAACTCTTAATACTTTATTGCCTGTAATCCAAGCGTTGATCTGTAGTTCATCAAGTTCATCTACGTCATCTCCTAGCTCAATTCCAGCTTCTCTAGCTGATTGAGCATCCATGACTCCCCAATATTCTAAGACTTCGTAGTTTGTATTCTCTGCGCCTTCTGTATGTTCACTGTCTCTAAGTTGATTTTCGTAATACTTTTCTTCGTAATTTGGACCCATCATTAAACATTCTCTAATGGCATCCTTATCAAAATATGGTAGATTTTTTAATGCTCTAAACTGTGAGCGATTCATTTTATGCCTATGAATAACATACTCACACTCGTCTATGTTTGTTGCTGAAGGATCTGGAAAGAAATCCCAAAGGCTTACAAACTCAATACGAGGTACACGCACTTCTAAAGGCTTGTATTGCCTTTCTCCTTCTTCATCGGTCCATCGGTTTAGAGTTTTATTAAAGTTAAAAGGTCCTTTAATAACTCCTGTTCCTAATAATGCAGACTCTAGAAGTGCGTTCCTTATTTCAGATGAACCGCTTGACTCTTCTATTTGATCGTGAATCAGCTTTTCCATACGTCTAGCTGCACGTTGAGCCGGAGAAAGTTCAGGAATTTGAGGGATAGGAACAAAACCCTCGGCTAATAAACCTACTTCATCTGCTTGGTTTTCTAATGATTCTTCAAATAACCCTTTACCTAACGTAGCTCCGGGTTTTAAAACTTTACCATCTCCTACATATCCCACATCATATGGGTTATCCATTGGTTCTTCTACAGTTTCTTCGGTTTGTATTTCTGGAGTTGTTTCTATGCCGGGAACTGGATTCTGTGTATCTAAGTGTGCGTTTTCTAATTCTCCTTCAGGAATTTTAGTTTCAGCAATACCAATTGGAAACTTGCCTGTGCCAAAAACAACATCTACTAATTGTCCAAAAGCTGCTAAGACTTTAGTTTTTGTAATTTTTACAAAGACTCTAGATTTTTCTGATTCTCTAAATCTTACCTTTTTACCGTAAAGTCCTCTATAGTTTTCAAAAGACTTAATCCATCGTCTTTCGTCTAACCTTCTTGCATCTTCAGCAACTTTAAAACGATCTTTAATAACTCCTACAAGATTTAAGCGTTGGTCAAACGCAAGATTAAGCTCCTTGCCGTCTTCTCCTTCAACCTCTACATAAAGATTGTCTGCGTTTAATAATGTATTATCTTGTTCTGCCATTTATTAATATCCAAAATCGCCGTCTGCTGGCTCATATATATTTCTTTTTAGATCTAACATCCTATCATAAGGACTATCTAATCTTGGTCTGCTCATAAGCATATAACGTAAAGCATCGTATGCATGGTCTGAAGCATTTGTGTCGACATCTTCAGGTTTTGTTTTGCTTAAAGGAATACTTTGTAATTCCCTTATTAAATTAACACAAGTGTTTGTTATTTGCAATCTTGGTCTACCTGTAACATGACTTTGCTTTAGATATTCATGTATTTGTACTTTACCTGCTAACCTATTTTTATCTGCTCTTCGCAATTTATGACCACGTTGTTGTAGTATTTCACCTATGGTCGGACCAGTATAACCAGTCTTTGCCCAAGCCGAGGTGTCTAGAACACCTCCAATAGACTTAATTTCTTCTTGCTCCATCTGAATTATTGAATCTGCAAGAGCTTCCCCTGTAAGACCCTTTTGGTATAGTTCTCTATATATAATGATGGTCTTGTCTTCGGGATCAACAGCTCCCCATAAACAACAACTTTCAGAAGCATAGCCGTAGTCTATCGCTTTTACTCTTTCCCACCAAGCAGGTATTCCAAACGGAACAATTACATGGATCTCAGGATCAAACTCAGCGAAGGCTGCTCCTTCAGCTATATCCCAATTACCTTCGAGTAATTGTTTTCTTTGGATTGGAGGTAACGACATTAACATCTTTTCGTACTCTCCATCCTCTGCTAAGTATGGATTATCCACCAGCTTTGCAGGAATAAACTTTCGGGTTAAGCCGTCTGCTCCTTCAAAAGTTTTATTATGTTCTGAAGGCTCAACATATCTTTGCTTGACCCATTGCGCACCAATACCACCCGGGTTTGCTGTGCATCTTAAATATGTCTTTATACTTGGATCAGTTGTTCTAAGCCTTGAGGCTAAGTAGTTCCAACTGAACTCTGTTGGTAAGTGGGTTATCTCATCAAACCCAATCCAACTGTATGCTTGTCCTTGGTATCTATATACATCTGCATCTCGTTCCAAGAATCCAAACTCTACTTTTGCTCCACTCGGAAAGTTCCATAGTTTTTCTACTTCACGAAACTTTGCTCCCGGAAAAGCTTTTGGATAAAGTTCTCTGCTTTTATCTATTAGCTCTCGAAGCTCTGGCATTGATCGTCTTAGTATTAAGGCTCTATGCGCTTTAACATGACAATAACGTAGAGGATCGATAAGCATTGCAAAGCTTTTTCCACCACCTGCTGCTCCGCCGTATAATACGTCTTTTTCTGCAGCAGCTAAAAAATCTGTCTGTGGACCATCGTTCGGCATAAAAGCCACTTTAGATCCAGTCTCATCTAAATGTTCTTGTATCTTATCTGTTTCTAGAACTTTAGATTCTTTCTTTTTGAGATTATGCTCTGCGTTCGCTAATCTCTTTTTCAAGCTTTTAATACGATCTTTAGGTTTTGTTTTAGATCTTGTTAGCTTAGTCATATAGTATAGACCGTTATTTAGGATTTGTCAAGTAAAGAATTAGGTTTTTTATATATCTTATCGACATACTTTTTTAATCCCATGCGTGACATTGTACGATTTGTTTCTGCTTCTAACCAGTCTACACCTACTCCAAGACTTATTTCTTGGCGGTGTACAGCCTTTGAAACCTCATGTAAAACCTGTAATTCTTCTGGTATAGGCTTTAAATATCCTTGATAGTCTTCGTCTATTTCGTAACCAAAAGGAATTGTTGAGCTTCTTTTGCGTATGTATCCTTCAGGAAGTATCATTTTTTCTTTTTTCTTGTTACAGTTTTATACGCTTCGTTCTTCTTAGTCTTAGGATCATCTTTAATAAAATGTCCTTTTTTATTTCTAGCACGTACTTTAACTTCTTCGTAACCAAGAAACTTAGTCTTAAACCAATCGGTCAAACCTATGTTCCAAAAGTTCATTGTTCTGTCGAAATTATCTTTCATATCTATTTACCTTTATTATATTACAAAATCTTCGCCTTCGTGCCAAGAGCAACCTGTTAGTCCTCCAGCTTGTAAGGCTTTTAATGTTCTTACTATTTCTTCTACGTTACGACCAGTATCTAAAGCGTTGACTGATACGTGTTGTATAACTCGATCAGGATCAACAATGAAAGTTGCTCGTAAGCAAACACCTTCTTGATAGGCAATAATACCTAAATCATCAGACAAAGACAGACCACAATCGGCTGCCAATGGATGTTTTATATTACTTATAAGCGAATTGTTTTCTTTCCAATTAAGCTTACAGAACTCATTATCACCACTTACACCCATAACAAATACATTTTCGTCAACTAATAAATCCATTTCTACAATCTCAGTTGGACATATAAATGTAAAGTCTTTAGGATAAAAGTATATAACTGCCCAACCTTTTAAATCGTCAGACGTGCATTTAACCATTTCATTGTTTTCGTTGACTCCATCAAGATAGAAGTCAGGAAATATATCACCTACTGTTAGCATATTGTTTCTCTCTTATTATTTTTTCTTTTTCTTTTTTGTAGTTCGTTTTTTGTGAAGTCCGTGTTTAGCGTGTTGCTTGCCTGCTTTAGTTGCTGCTCTTTTCTTTTTGTTTGCTGCTGCTAGTTTCTTTCGACCTGCTGCGGTTGACTTAAGCTTTTTAATTTTTGCTGAAGGCGCATAAACCTCACCAGTCTCAGAAGATTTTTTACCACTAGGAGTTCTCCATTTTTGTTTTGTCCATTTTTTTAAAGACTTTTGAGATGCTTTCAATGCCATTACTTATATCCTCCGCCTTTAGCTTTGTACTGCTTGGCTAACATTTGTGCTTTTCTTGCAGACCATTGACCCGGCTTACCGCCTTTTGATCCAGCTTTGATTTGTTTGAACAAAGCTTTACGCATAGTAGGCTTAGTATAGTTGCCTGCTTTATTAACTGTTGATTTCTTTTTTGTTGTTTTCTTTTTAGGCATATATCACCATTTTACTTTGTTTGCCCAATACGCTGCAGACATCTTTCCTTTCTTAATGTTCTTAGCGTGTCGAGCTTTAAAAGATCTAGAACGTGCTGTGTTTGTTCTGTCACCAGTCTTTCCTTGCTGTCCAAATCTTATTAATTTTATTTTGTCGCCTTCTTTGGCAACAACCACGTGTGACTTGGTTGGGTGCTTTGGAGTACGTTTAGGTTTGTTATAACCGCTTACTCCTGCTCTTGTTAGTCTTGCATCTTTTTTCTTAGGCATCTTTAGTTCTCCATATAAGTTTGATTCCTCTGCGTTCTAGTTCTTTAATTACTTTATGTTTCTTTTTCTTAGGTGAAGACTCTTTGTTTAAGTAGTCTATCAACTCTTGTTTCGGTACTGCTTTCATGTAGTGCCGTATTGTAGCAGTTTTACCTGTGCGTCTGTCGTAACTCTTTTCTGTTGGTCTAAATTTGGTAGGCATTTTAATTTAAGTATCTGCTTTTAAGACAAGCTCTGTCGTGTCTGTCTTGATTAAGTCTTCTGATTGTAGGATCAACTTCATTATACCATATAAAAGGGAATAAAGCGTGAACTGCTACACGTAGTGCTAAACATCCTAAACGAAGAGCATACCAGATAGCAACACTCAAATGTTCGATGTATC